CTACAGTTACTCTATATGCTGTGTTATCTGGTGAGTATAAGATTATACCATCAGTACTGTTCTTAACTTCTAATGCATTTACAGATACTGTGTTTGCTCTTGTTGCTTGAACTCCAGCTCCAAGTGCTACTGCACCATCTGCTAATGTTGATGCCTCACGACCACATGCAATAGAATCTACGTTACTTGCTTGTGTGTCTCTACCAATTGAAATAGTATCTGCTGCTTGAGCTCTTTCAAGAGCAGAAGTAGCTGATCCAATTACGATACAGTGTGTTGCTCCAGATGGAGTTAATCCACCATAATTTCCAGGAGTAGCTATAAAAGAGCTAGATGAGTTAACTGCTGATGTACCAACTATTGAACTATTTAATAATATAGTTCCAGTTGTACTAGCGTTAATTTTTGCAAAGTTTCCAAGTGCAATATTATTAGATCCAGATCCAATAAATGCTTGTCTTCCAATTGCAATACTTCTAGATCCTTGAACTGTTACGTTTTCTCCAGATATACCAATTGATTGGTCTGCTGTTACATTTGCTGAATTTCCAATTGCAGTAGTTACTGAACCACTTGCGAATGCTGATCTTCCAATTGCTACACCAGGACCATTTTGTACCTGACATGCTTTACCGATTGAAACAGATTCACTTGAATTACATGAACTTCCATTTCCGATTGCTACTGCTCCACCACCACTACATGATGTGGCATTTCCAATTGCAACTGCTTGACTTCCATCTGCTGTTGAGTTATCATCTAGTAAATAATCTGCTGCTCTTAATGAACCTGATCCATTACCATTTACTAATCCTGCTGGACTAATAGGTAAACCATTTACTGTTGTTCCTGTGAAATCTATAGTAGATCCAGTTTGAAATACTGTTTCTACTTGTGATACTGAAATTGGTAGTGAACCTCCAACTCCATCTGTTAGTTGTTTAAGAGTAGTAGGGTTTACTGCTCCGTTATCTTCTAATTTTAATAGACCGACATACGTCTGATCGATCTGGGTATTTGTTAATGTTGCCATAAAATATTAATTGTTATTTGTTTTAGTTATAATGTGAATGTTAATTGTATTGCGCCTGGATTCCAATTACCATTGGCTGCGTAAATATATTCTGTTGCTCCGTCTCTAATTCTATAAGATACTTCACCAATATATGGATCTTGTGTTAAACATACTGTTCGATAATTAAATCCTGGTTCTAAAAGAATAGTTCTAATATCTTCAGTATTATACCATACTTGACCTTGAGGATATGGTGGTAAACCTCCACTATTTACTCCNTATTCATATGAACTAAAAAGAAGTGCTGTTGTACCCCAATTTGTCTTATAGTATTGTCTTTGACCTGGTAGATTATTAGTAAAATCTTGTTGACCGTTATAGTAATAAGGATTACCTTCATATTCTTGACCTACCCAATTACCTGGCGTAATTTCTTTCTGTATTTCCATACTTCCACCGTTCCAAGCATCTCCATAACTATCATTCATTTGAACTATTATAGTTTTTACACTTACCGTTATAGTAATAGGAGTATTTAGAGTTGCGCTGGCTAAACCATTTGATGGGTTAGTAGTAAATATATCAACAGTATATGCTGTTCCACCACTTGATCCTGGTAAATCTGTAGTAGTTTGTATTGACCAGTTTCCTGTTCCATCTACTACTCCAGTATATGTAGTACCATCTACTATTAATGTTACGTTGTTAAGTATATCACCTGTTCCAGTGAATAATGGTTTATTTACAGTATAATCAGGACCACTTGTTATTGTTGGAGTACTTGGTAGTGCTGCTGTTGCCCACTCAGTAGTTTCTAAATTCCAAAGAGTTGTAACTAAGTTCCATATTAATACTGATGGTATACCATTACATACTTCATCTTGTATTGCATTCATCCAAGTTCCATTGACAGGAGCTTGAATATTATAATGGTTAGCCAATGCGATAATCCATGAACCATGAACTGGCTGAGTTATTCCTAATTGTATACAAACTGTTTGCAACCAAGAGTTATTAACTGGTTCAGTTGCTCCTAAGTAAAGAGCATAAGCTGACATCCAGGTCCCTCCTGTTGGTTCTGTGATAGCATTGTTGCTGGCACATTGTACATACAATCTAGTTGCTGTTGTTATATCCATATTACTTTTTTAATTTTTGTACAATGTCTACTGCACCTTGAGTTCCAATATAAACAGTTGCGATTATTACCCAATCATAACTAATAATAGTTCCAGAGAATAATCCGAATGATGCTACGAAGAACACCATAAGTTTTCTACTTAAGTACTTACTTAAAAATTGATCTATTTTTGCTTTCATCTTTTGACATATATGTTTTTAATTTACTGATATTACTATCAGTCTTTTTATTGTTGGCACGAGCAGTAGTAACCGCAGTCACCTGAGCATGCACCGTTTTGTCTGAATGGTATATCATATGGGTTTGTTGGAATGTCTGTTTGCAAACCTGAGAAATACGCAGGTTCTTTGTTTGGTTGCATACCTATGTTATTCCAAGTTCTATAAACTGGGAACATATTAGGATAGTCCTGTAAATATTCTTTGATTCTTTGATCATAAAACTGTGCTAGTTCTATTGCTGTCTGTCTTAGATATTGTAATTCTTCTAATGTAGTAGCCTGTGTTTCCTCTGATGATCCAGATACTATCCCTTTCTCGACGAATTTGTATTTTAGATTAGGCATTATAAGATATAAAGCATACTGCATCAAAGCAGGACCAACTAGATCTCTTAAAAATGTCTCTTCATCTGTTGTCAGATCATTATCTCTTACTCCGTTAAGTAGTCTATTATAAAAAGGTGATCCAAGTGTGTCTTGGATGTATACCGATTGTGCATTCAGGATCGAAGGTGTCAGGACATCAATCCTGATATTATTATCAAGACTAGTCCATTCCTTCATTCTTTGTTCTGATACCAGAAGTATTGTTTCTTGTGCCATATTATTCTGTTATTTGTATATTTGGTGATTCCAAATCATCTGGATTACCTGCTGCTGCATCTTCTATTAATCTATTAGGTATAACTTCAATATTTACATTGTAACCTGCAAGCTTAAGAACATACCCAAATGAAGTTGTTATCTTCTTTCTTTTAGGAGCTATTACAGTCCCCTCAAAGTGCATGTAACTAACTCTAATTTCTTCTGCATTTGATGAGAATCCTGATGAATCTCTAATACCTAATAATAAAGGCGAAGTAATCCTCCAACTTGTGAGGATACGTGATGTGATACGTTCTTCAAGTGTTAGATAGTATGAATCATTTTCTGCTTTAATAGGTGTAATCTCTGGAGCATTATCAGAATCTGAGAATGATAAAAAGAAACGGCCGCTATTTTCCTCTCCTGAAAAAGTGTCCTCGATCTCTTTGTACACCTCTCGGCGACTTTCTGGAGTTGGAATACCGTTCTTCATGGAAATGAAAAGTGACGGGGCCAAACCGTTGGATATATTATTTACATGAAAACGAGATACTTTATTATCCAGGATTATGTCATTTGTTGCTGACACATATGATGGTAAAGGATATACATCTTGTCCAGGTGTGTAATGCATATAGTAGAATATTTGTGAAGCATTTTCACCTTTAGAATCTAATTGATCAAAGGCTTTATAAGCAACTTCTTTATTCTTTCTTAGATTACTCCAATCTGAAGAGTAGTAATATTCTTCAACTTCATCTTCATCATTCTTTTTACCACTTCTTACTTTGTCAAAAGGTAAATGGTAGATCTCTGAGATCTTAGTGGATTCCTTATTCCACACGACATTTAGGGCATATCCTTGATATATTGTATAATCTAATGTGATCTTCTCAAATATGTCGTCCACAGTTTCGCCATGTCGATTGATATATTCTTCCCCAATCGTGGCAATACCTTCTCCAAATATACCGTCTTTAACTGCTTCCTTGCAAGTATTATGCATAGCAGAGTTGTTTATCATCTCTATTAGTTTCTGAGGATATAAATTATTCTCGCCATAATAGACATAATCTTTATTGTTGTACTCTTTGATTACCGGTAAAGCAGGAGCAGCAAACTGGGCTGCAACTACTGAATATAATCCTTCGTTTTGATTTGGTAGTTTCTTCTTCATATATTAGTATGTAGGTCTATAATAGACTTTTGATTCTCTATTTTCTGTTATTGTTCCTGAGTTATATGTCTTAGTATTCATTGCTCCTCCAGGTTCTGTGATAATCTTCACATATCCTCTTTCTAAATCATCAATTGAGTAATAGTATACTCCATTTTTATGTTCATCTTTGAAAGTTGATGGGAATGTGATATCAATAGTAGAATATCTAGTATTTTGTTCAACTCTAGTAAATGCTAATGATACTGGTTCTTTAGAATATCCGCTAGTTAGGACAAATACTCCAGTTTCTGGAATATCTGTGTTATTCACACTGACTTGTTTTACTGTTTGATCTACTGTTATCGTCATATGTATTCTTTTGTTTAGTACTCTATATTATTAAATATAAATAAAAGTCCAATTGGTAAAAGAAATTTCTATTAAACCTATAAACCCATTTTGACTCTCTCAGATTGCTTTGAGATTTCTTTCTCTTCTCTCTTCTCCTCTCTCTAATCTATATCTATATAGGTTTATAGGTTTAAGTAGTATATAAAAGGACTAAAATATGTACATTGGGATGAGCTAGGATACTTTTTGTCTTAAACCCATTTGCTTTGAAATAGGTTTAATTAAACCCATATAGGTTTAAGAGAGCAAAAAACAAAAAAAGGGTACCAAATTAATGATACCCTTTCCTAGTTTCTAGAGAAATATACTATTCTACAATTGCTGCATCGATGAAAAACATCGGTTTTGCTTCAATTCCTGAAATTGTAATTTCATATTTTGCTCCATCTGCAAAGTTTACACCNGATGTTGTCGTTGCCGATACACCGTAGGCACCTCTTTCCAAGCCAATGCTTAGGAAGTCTCCCATGTTAGTTTTTGCTACTACAACCATAGAATCTGCTTGAAACATCAAGGCTAATTGATCTCTAGTTGTTGCTTGCAATTGATTTAAAATCATAATTGCTGTTTGTTCGTAAATTGTTGTACCCTGCGATACATCTCCTGTTGCTGCCTCTGATATACTAGAAGTTTGACGGGGAGTTTCAAATTTAAAGAAATCTGAAGGTGTTAACGCACTACCTGCAACTGTAATTGCTGATACTACTCCTCCTGTTTCCGTTATAGATTCTACTTTCCCATTCGCAATAAATATTGCTTCCAAACCACCATTACCATCTGAGCACCCGTTAAGGACTCCACTTGTTATTGCACTACATGCCATAATTTATATGTGTTATTTTTAGGTTAATGTTAATAAAAGGACCACCGAAGCGGTCCTTTCAGTTTGGTTTGATTATGCTAAATCGTTCGTAGCAAATAAATTTACTTCAGATACTCCAACACCTAATCTCCAGGCACCTCTGAATAAAACTTGATCGTCAGTTTCAGAATAAAAGAATCTGAATTTGTCTCCACCATCACCATTTAATCCCATTGCTGCGATAATTGATTTTCCTGGTCCTGCAAATTTGTAATCTGATCCAATTAACCCTTGCGATTTTACCACCTGAATATTTGTTCCAGGAAGTATCATAATCTCATTTCCTTCAACTACTGCTTGTAAATTATTTACAGTATTTAAATTTGCTGCTACTAATGATCTTGTTAAAGTTCTGTAAGAAGCTGGTGATACTACCATGATTAAATCGTCACGGTCTTTAGCTGCTTCTCCGATTGCATCATATAAATCTAATGCTTGGTCAATCGCGTTATTTACATCCCATACCATTGGAACTCCACCTTGTAATTGTGCTCCGTTTGCTGATGTAATTTGTGCTTTTAATCCTGTTGCTCCACCTGCGATACCGTTGATTAAGAAACCTTCGTTATATGCTGTGATTTTATCTGCATAACTTTCACTGATCACTTCTTCAAATGGAAGAACATCATTATCTAAAGATGCCGCCATGTAATAGCTCTGGTAGGTATTTCTAAGGTCCTCAACACAAATTGAAGTCTTAGATTGTAAAGATTCGATAGTTACATTCACTTGTGTGTATGCTACTCCCGATGGATCTTGAGGTGTATTGTTACACGCAAAAGGTACTACTGGTAAAGAAGCGTCCACAAGATTTATGGAAAAAGTTCCACTTGTATATCCGCTTTTTACGTCTAAATATTGCATTAAGTCAGTTTTTAAAGTTGACTTAGCAATTAATGTTTCTGATAATTGGTCTGTATACGCTGGTAAAAGCGATACATCTAATCCGTATGCCATAATGTTAAATTGTTTTTTTGGTTATTGTTATTTGTTAAATTGTTTGATCATTTCTAATCTTTTTGCTAGTTCACCTTCTCTTGAAGTTTTTGCTTCTGAAAATGTGTTTTTAGCGACTGGTTTTGCTGCTGGTTGATCAGCAACTACTTCGAATCTTTCTTTTAATGTAGAAAGTTCTTTTCTTAATTCCTCTATTACTTCAGTTTGTGGTAGGATCATTTCAGCAATAGCTTCGACTAGTTCTTTAATTTCGAACTTCTCTTCTTCTTTACCTTCTTCTTCTTCCATCTCAACCTCTTCTTCTTCAGCAGTAACTGCTTCAGCTTCTTGATCTTCGATTTTAGTGATCTCACCATTTTCACCTACAGTAACTACTTCTCCCGTAGAAAGTTCGTGCATTCCCTCTGGTGCAGTTGGGTTATTTGAAGTACCTTCTCCAGCTCTTACAAATAAGATTGCTCCTACTTCTAATTCGCCTTCAGTATATACCTCAGTGCCATCTACCAGGACTGCCTCAGCCATAGTTACTTCTTCTACTACTTCAGCAATAGGTTCTGCAACTGTGTCAGAGCTTAACATAACTTTCAACTTTGTGATTACATCGTTAACGTTCATATGTGTTCTTGGTTTAATTTACTAGGGATTATTCCCTATATTATTA